AAGTCAGGCCGCTGCCAAGCCAATGGTAAATACGGCAGCTCAGTCCGCGGCTACCAGGACTTCCAACTATAGCGGAGTAGCGAATAATACTGTCAATGCAAGTGCAAATATAAGCGTCAACGTACCGCCCGGGACGAACACGGAGCAGGCTCAGGCAATATCCCGCCAGGTAGAACAGGCTATGCAGGATTCACTCGTAAACGCAATCAATGGGTCGAGGGGTAATATCCCGTCGCCGGAAGCGAGGAGAAACTGATGGCTATAATCTTTACCTACCCTAAAACGACAAAAAGTATCGGAGGCTTTGAGATAGATGTTTTTGTGAACGAACATTTTTCCCATGGGAATAAGATTACGGAAATACCTGTTGAAGAGGGGAGTGTTATCTCCGACCACGTTACGCCTGTTGCTGACGAAGTGCAGATAAAGGCGTTTATCGGGAAAACCGAGTTTGTCGTATTTGAAGGTGACATCCCGAAAAACAATGGTGACGTTGAATATGAAGATCCACAGGCGCGGATCATACAGGCGTACCATGAACTGCTGCGGCTCAAGGAAGACAGGCAGCCTGTTGATGTAGTAACCGGCCTTGGCACTTTTACGAACATGGTAATTTCGACTTTTGACATTGACAGGGATGTTTCGACCGGGAAAAATCTGCCGTTTGATATGTCATTTAAGAAGGTGAAGATCGTTAAGTCTGAGACCACGACGATAAACGCTTCGTCGTCCGCGGTTGGCGGAGGCGATCAAGCCGGCGGTACAGCGAACGGCGGTTTGGTATCAGGGAATAAACCGGCTCAGCGGCCGAATATCATGCAGGAACAATGGCAGGAAAAGGTAAAAAGCGGCTTTGCCACAAAAGACGAGTACCTTGAGGCTTGCCAGATACATGGGTGGGTGCCATGAAGTATGTAAATACCGAGATACCGTTTTTGTCTGAAAAGGCAGCCAGATGGGAAATGAAGATAGATCTGTCAGGCAAGCGGTACAGCTTTTATATCTCGTATAACACCAGAGCGGCGTCCTGGTTTTTGTCGATTATGGACGCTTACGGGAAGCTGCTCATTGCCGGCATCAGGCTGGTTCCGGGTGTCTTTTTCCTGGAGAAGTACCGCGCATTGGTCCCGGAGCTTCCTCCGGGGAAATTATGGCTCAGGGATCTTGAAGGCCGTCCTAATACCGCGGAAGTTACAAGGGAGAATTTGCACCTGCGGTTCGCGCTTACCTACACGGTAGAAGAAGAGGAGGAGTAAGTAATGGCATGGATACGGTTTGTTGAAGTGACGGTTGGTCCAAAAAGCGGAGAAGGCTTTAAGATAGACGCCTTGAAAATAGCATTTAACATCGAGAAGACCGATAGCGTCGAGCATAATACGTCGAAAATACAGATTTACAATCTGTCGAAAGAAACGTCGGACAAGGTGTGCGCTGAGGGAAACCACATAACGCTGAAAGCCGGGTATACCGAAGAAACTATTGCGGCGATCTTTTTCGGTGACGTAGTAAGGGGTGAACGGAAAAAGGACGGCGAAGACTATGTTACTGAGCTGGAAGTCTACGACGGGCGTACAGCGCTGATGGAAGGCCATGTCTCCGTATCCTACGCCAAGGACACCGAGGCAAAAACGGTTGTACAGGCGTTCTTGGACGCCATCGGTTTGTCATTCAAGGGGCTTGATCTGGTTCCAAACGGCGAAAAATACGATCACGGATACGCTTTCATCGGCATGGCCGGCGACGGGCTGCGTGACGTTCTGAATAAATTTGGTTTGACATATACCATACAGAACCAAATGCTTTACATCGTAAAGCCTGGTGAAGCCGCTGATAAGACAGGGTTGAAACTGACGCCTGATACCGGGCTGCTTACGATCCCTCAGCAAATAGTTGATAAAACGTCTGATGATGACGTTGAAAAGAAAGCCACAAACCGCTGGAAGTTTTCGGCGATGTTGTTTCCCGAACTGATACCGAAGGCAGCTTGTAAGGTCGAGTCGTCAACGCTGAACGGCGAAGTGATTATCAGCAAGTCGGTAATGACCGGGGATAATTGGGACGGTGATTTCAAGGTTGATATTGAGGCGGAGGTTGCCTGATGGACGTATTAAACCAGCTCATCAAGGAAAGTTTTGAATATAACCTTACCAACGTACATACTGCGTTCCCCGGGTCTATCGAGAAGTATGATCCCAAGACGCGCCGCGCAGATATTCAGCCGTTTCTCAAGCGGAAATTACCGAACGGAAAGTTTATGAATTTCCCTGTTATCCCGGATGTTCCGGTTTTATTTTTTGGGACGAAAAGGTTTTCGATCCATTTCCCGCTGGAGAAAGATGACGAAATGCTGGTTATTGTCTGCGAAAGGTCTACTGATGTATGGCGCGACGATGGCGGCAAAGAAGTCGAGGACGCTGATCCGCGGCGGTTTAACCTGATGGACTGCTTCGCAATACCGGGGCTGCAGCCGGTAGAGTTTATCGCAGCGGAAGAAGCGGGGTTGCAGGTAATCCATAAAGACAAGTACGACGGAGAGCTGATTTCCCAGGTTCTGATGACCGACGACATGATAGAAATGCTGTACAAAAAAAAGGCGAAGGTCACGATGGAAGATGACCATATAACCAGCGAGACGGAAAAATGCAAAGTGGATATGAAAGCCGATGTGCTTACCGCGAAAAACAGCCAGGCATCCGTAAAACTGAACGGTGACAAGGCTTCGATAAAAAACGGCAGCAAAAGTTTGTATACGATTTTGCATGATCAAAATCAGGCATGGCTTACAAATAAACCGGTTACTACCGGAAGTCCGGCTACTCATTTTTTACATCCGAACCTTGAGAAGGCGATACTCCAAGCCGATTTGGACTTGGGTATGCTTATGGAGGCGTAATGGCGTTAGTTGCTACTGGTTTACAAACAGATCTGCTCGCTACTTATTTGGCCATGAACGACATCGTAGATGGCGGAGACAAGTATCAGGCTAAAAATGTTGCCAAGGACATAAAAAAATATATTCTTGCCGGGAAAACAGTCACGACCGATGCCGGAGCCGCCCCTGCCGGAGGATATGCCGGCGCCAGTGAAGGGATGATGACTATTGACGCTGACCAGCTTGAAGAAGATTTGCTCAATACCTTTGACGCAAAATACGACGATAACGATTTAGCTGACCATATTGCTACTGATATTGACAATGCCTGTACCGCTGATGACACCGTTCAGGCGACATCGAAAGGGAAGGTCACGCTTCCAAATGGTTCGACCGTTGATTTTTCGGGCCCTGCCATAGGGAAATTTGCCGGAACAAAATCGCTCATCTCCACGCCGTTAAAGACGTGCTTCCGGTCGATGTGGAGTATGGTTACTGGCGGAAATGAATTGTATGCACAGGTTTTAGCGGCCGCGATAGACGCGTACATGAATGCCGGCACTATCACCGTCCAATTAAAGGCTCCGTTTGTATCGGGCGCGGGGAGTGGAAAAATAGCATGAAAAGCATAGCGATTGATCCGCAGACCGGAAAATTTGCCTTGAATAACGGGCGTATGCGGTACACGAAAGACGATCTGGAGTTTCAGGCCCAGGTTGTTATGCACGAGCTTTCATTGTTTTTAGGCGAATGGTTTATGGATACGAAAAAAGGGCTTCCGTACATTCCGAAGAAGCAGAGGAAGTCTGAACACCGGAAAATCCTTGAAGCAGCATTGCGCGTAAAGTTGATGAATATACGGGGTGTTAAGAAAACTATCAGTTTTACCCCTCTGTATGACAAAAAAGAACGGCTGTATCAGGTCGATTTTGTTTTGCAGACAGACTACGGAACGCTGAAAGATGCCTGGAAAAACATCATAGGAGGCGAATAAAAAAATGGAATACGGCTTAACTGATAAAGGGTTTGTTGCTAAACCGTTTTCGGTAATTCTTGAGGAAGAACGGCAAGCATGGAAGGACACCTTTGGTTATGACATTGACACCTCCACGGATACGCCCGAAGGCGCGTATGTAAGCAATCAGGCGATAAAATTAGCGCAGCTTTGGGAGAAGATGGAGGGGCTTTGGGCTGCCGGCGATCCCGATTCCGCAAGCGGCGTATATCTTGACCGCCTTGCCAGTTTGGTTAACGTAGAACGCGAGAACGCTCAGTCTACGCGGGTGTATGAAGCCATGTGGGGTATAGAAGGTACGCCGATACTAGCCGGGCACTTGACGCGGCTGTCTTCCGGAGAACAGTTTGCCTTGTATGGCAGCGTGAAGATTGGCCGGGACAAGCTGCTTGGGTTCCTGTGTAAGATAGCTTCTGTTGAAGATGGCGCCGCGTACTCAATTACCATTAACGGCCGCAAATACTCATATACCGCCGTAGAGGATGATGACGAAGCAGCCATACAGCAAGGGCTTTTTGACCAGATAGAATCGGTAGCTCAGGGGGAGTTTGTTGCAAAGAATATGGGCGAAGACGGCATGGAGGTTCATTCTGCTGCCGGGATTGTACCGTTTGCTATGTTCTGCGATGACGACAAAATCGAGTTTCCATTGCTTGGCGCGTATGGCGTTTACCTTGCCGTAGTTCCCGGCGCCACGTTTGCCGCTGTTGGATCTCTGAATAAAATTGTCTCGAATGTCAGCGGCTTGGACCACATTATCAATTACGCTACCGGGATTACCGGCAGGGAAGTGGAGAGCGATTCCGAGCTGAGGATCGGTACACGGAACCGGCAGAAGAAGGCATCAGGGAACGAGAAGGCGATTGAAAACGAATTAGGCAAAGTTCCCGGTGTAATATACCGCAGGGTGTATTCCAACAGGAGCAAGCAGGAGGTAAACGGCCGCCCTGCTAACAGCTATGAAGCGGTGGTTGTTGGGGGCGTTGATCAGGAAATTGCCGAAAAGATATTTGAGAAAGGACCCGGCGGTATAGAGCCGTTCGGAAATACTGTTGTCACAGTATTAGACTCAGAAGGCTTCCCCTGGGAGATTGGGTTCACCAGGCCGGCTAATCGTTACATTTGGCTGAAAATCACCTTCCGAAGAAACCATGAAGAATCGTTCCCGATTAACGGCGTAGAGCTGTTGAAAAACAATATAGACGTATGGGGCGCTGAAAACCAGAAGGTCGGCGTAGATTTTATCTACCAGAATTTGTACCGGCCCATTTATAACGTACCCGGTATCCGCAAGGCGACAATATTGGTTGCCGTTTCTGATGACTTGGCGGCGCCAGATGAGGACGAATACGAAGAAACAAACGTCGATGTAGATGAGCGCCAGATAGCCATTATTGACAGGACCAGAATAACCATAGAGGAAGTTGCGTAATGGATTTTAGCCGGATCGACTTTAACACCTATAACAAGCCTCCGTTTTATCCGCAGTACCTGTGTCGTGAAGATACGAAGAAGCTGGTGTCCTATGACGATCCGCAGCTCGCAGAGCTGGATCGCGTCATTGATAAGATGTCCGACCAGTATGACTTGGACAAGGCCCGGGGGATTTTCCTTGACCGCCTTGGGAAGCTAAAAGACGAACCGCGGAATGGGAATGATGATGAATTGTACCGCTTGATGATCCGGCTGCGTATCCTCCTCGATACGACAGACGGAGGTGTCAATGACATTATCAAGGTTATAAAGTTCCTGTATTCCAGTGAGGTAGTCCACATTCAGCCGAATTACCCGGCCGGGCTTACCATTCTCCATGACGGAGAAGGG